CTCGACTGGACGAGCGGGCTGTACGATCCGACGTATATGCCCGATCTCGGCTATGCCGCCGTCGGCAGCGAGGCCACGCCGATTTGCGGCTACTGCCGCATCGGAAGCTCACTCGGCATCGTCAAGGCGGACGACGGGAGCGACAGCACCGTGTTCCTCCGCTCCGCCGCGCTCTCCGAGGACGGGGAGGCCGTGTTCACGCTGCAGCAGACGATCGCGGGCGTGGGGGCCGTCGCGCCGGGGAGCTTCGCTTCGCTCTTCGACGATCCGCTCTTTCTCTCGCGCGCCGGCGTTGCGGCGATCACGAGCAGCAGTCTGACCGGGGAGAAGATCATTCAGAACCGAAGTCTGTATCTCAACGCGCAGCTCACGAATGAGCCGTCTCTGCCGGAGGCGGAGGCGGCGGTGTGGCAGGGCATGTACCTGCTCGCGGTGCCGGAGGGGCATGTTTATATCCTCAACGGCCGTCAGACCAAGACGTTCCGCAGCTCGGCACTCGGCGATTTCGTGTACGAGGGGTTTTACTGGGAGGACGTTCCGGCGCTGTGCTGGTATGTGCAGCGCTCCGGTACGGACGAGGCGCTGTACTTCGGCACGGCGGACGGGCGGATCTGCAAGCTCAACACGGACATCGAGGACATGAGCCGCTACAGCGACGACGGCGCGGCCATCTCCGCCGTGTGGGCGACGAAGTACGACGACGACGGCACGCCCGCCGTGCTCAAGACGCTTTTAAAGCGCGGCTGCTGTGTGACCATCAAGCCGTATGCGCGCTCGAGCGCCGAGGTGTATATCCGCGCCGACCGCACCGGCGGGCACGAAAAGAAGGTCGCCGGAAAGCCGATGGACATTCTGGACTTTTCCGACATCGACTTTGAGCGCATCACGTTCAACACGGACGAGAGCCCGCAGGAGATCTTCCTCAACCGCAAGGTGAAGAATTACAAGAGATTGCAGATCATCGTCCGGAACCAGGAGCCGAACGAGGGCTTCGGCATATTCCAGATCACAAAGCATTATGTGACGGGCAATTACGCGAAGAGGTGAAGACATGAGCATACAGGAACAGAAGATCACGGAAGCCGCCATCGCCGCGAACGGCGTGCAGAGCCGGCCCGACAAGCTGACCGGCACGGCGGCGCAGAACAAGAAGGTATTCGACGCGCTCGTGACGGCGGTGGTGAAAGAGCGCTTCAACGCCCTGCTCGACGAGCTGACCGGCACGACTGCCGCGGCGCAGCTCGGCATCACGACGATCCCAGGCTTTTCGGCGGGCAATGTCCAGACGGCGCTTGAGCAGATCGTACAGGCGATGCAGGACGTGACGCAGGGCAGCGTTACGGACGGGAGCATCACACTGGCAAAGCTCGCCGCGGAGGTGACGGCCGTCGCTCTTGGCGGCGCGGCGGCGAGCCATACACACGGAGCGGGAGATATAAATTCCGGCGTGCTGGAGCTTTCGCGCCTCCCGGTGCTGGACGGCACGAAGCTCGGCGCGGGAAGCGTCGGCACGGCGCAGCTCGGCGCGGCGGCGGTGACATCGGAGAAGCTCGCGGCGCTCTCGGTGCTCGCAACGCACATCGCGCAGGGCGCGGTAACGGCGCAGAAGCTCGCACCGGGCGCGGTAACGGCGGAGAAAATCGCCGCGGGAGCTATCATCACGGCGCTGCTCGCGCCGAACGCCGTGACCGCCGAGAAGCTTGCGAACGATATACCGTATACGAAGTTCGGGCTTTCCCCCGATCAGGTGCGGCACGTTTACGCCGGAACGACGGAGCCGGGCGCCGATCTCGGCAGCGACGGGGATATCTATCTCAAGTATGCAGAGTGAGGTGAACGGAATGGGAACGTTCAGCACGGCAGAGCCAACGAATGTGGCGGGATGGAGCGAGGAAGTATCCGGCGAAATTGTTAGCATGTACAACCAGGGGAAGTATGGCTATGCCTACTATTCCAAATGCGCTGTTACGCGGCTTTTCGATAACTCTATCTGTGTGCGGATAAAGATGTACTCCAACGCAATCATGGGATGGGGAGCGGCAAACAAAGCGGCGTACATCCCCTGGGGCAGCAACGGCACGGAAAACGAGTTCGGCCCGAGCGAAGCGTACAATTACGGCAGCGGCTATTATCTTGCCGCTACTTATTACTACACGCTTCCGTCAACGTATACCGGCGCGACGGTGACTGCCGGAATGACCAGCGGGCACAGACCGACTACGGCAAACAGCCCGGTCACTCTTGCCGTACCGGAGCCGGTCGGCGATGTGCTGTACTTCAAGACCGGCGGGACGTGGAAGCAGGCGACGCTGTACCGCAAGGGCGGCGCATGGAAAAATGCGCCGGCAAAATTCAAAGCAGGAGGTATATGGAAATGAACGGTATCGACATTTCCCAGTGGCAGGGCGACATGGACCTGACGCCCTATAAAGACGGCTTCGTCATCATCCGCGGCGGGTTCTGGACGAGCGCGGACCCGTGGGCGGAGCGGAACATCGCAAAGTGCGAGAAGCTCGGCATTCCGTGGGGGCTTTACTGGTATTCTTACGCGCTCAACGAGGCGCAGGCACGGCAGGAGGCGGAGGCTTGTCTCAAGTTTCTTGCCGGACGGAAGCCCCGTCTTGGCGTGTGGTTCGACATGGAGGACGCGGACGCCTACAAGGCAAAGAACGGTTTCCCGGAGAATGAGACGGTCAACGCCATGTGCAAGGTGTTCTGCGCGGCTATGGAAGAGGCCGGGAACAGAACCGGCGTGTACGCCAGCCTGAGCTGGTTTGATACACACATCGGCGAGACAGAGTACGACCGCTGGATCGCCGCGTGGGGCGCAAACGACGGCGTGCATTATCCCGACCTTTCCGGGAAATGCGTCATGCAGCAGTACCGGGGCAGCCCGCTGGATCTGGATATTTTGTATGTGCCGCTTTCGTATTTTGACGACGGCGCGGCGGGCGGAGCAGAGCCCCGCCCCTACGAAAAGGACGGGAAATGCGTAAGTGTTTCGGCGATGGCGCAGGAGGTGCTCGACGGAAAGTGGGGCAACGGTGAGGAGCGAAAGCAGAAGCTCGGCGCGTGGTTTTACGATCTCGTGCAGGGCGAAGTGAACCGGATGCTGGGGGTGTGAGATGAAATTACGAAAGAAACAGCCGCAGCCGGAGGTCATTTCCGGCTACGATTATTCCGACCGCGCGGCGCGCGAGCGGACGGCGTACGCGCT